CGGAGCAGCAGGTGGACTTTTCTGATGTCGTGCCGGATGGTTTCGGTACTTGTGATTGCGTGATGATCGGCGATGACACGCTGAACATTTTTGACTACAAACACGGCAAGGGTGTCCGTGTGGATGCCATGGGCAATCCGCAGATGCGGCTTTACGCCCTCGGTGCCCTTGCAAGGTACCGGCCCTTGTACGGTGACGCCATCAAAAAGGTGCGCATGACCATTATCCAGCCCCGAATCAGCGCCGACCCGTCCGAGGATGAGATGACCGTGGATGACCTGTTGGCGTGGGGCGCTGAAATCCATCCCCTCGCTGTGGAGGCGTTCAACGGCCCCGGCGTATTTGTTCCCGGCGAGCACTGCAAGTTTTGCCGGGGCAAGGCAAAATGCCGCGCCCGTGCCAATATCAACACGGCTCTGGAAGATTTCGCCGCCTGCATACCTATGGGCCGGATTCCCGCCGATGAACCGAAAGACAACATCACGCGCCGCGCGATGGGCCTGCAAAAAGCGCTGACCGATGATGAAATCGGTCAACTGCTGACACGCGGTCAGTTTTTGGTTAGCTGGTATGACGACCTCAAAGCCTATGCCCAGCAGACCATCCTTGACGGCGGTGAAATTCCCGGATGGAAAGTCGTTGCTGGCCGCAGCGTTCGCGCGTTCCACGATACCGATGCCGCGTTCCAGACGCTCATCAAGGCTGGGTATGATGAGGCTATGCTCTATGACCGCAAGCCTGTTTCCCTGTCCGAACTGGAAAAGCGGCTCGGCAAGAAAAAGTTTGCTGATCTGCTGGCTGACCAGATCGACCGCCCGATGGGCAAGCCGACACTGGTTGATGAATCAGATAAATGCGAACCGTATAACAGCGCCGCCGCTGATTTTGGAGGAGTGAACGCCAATGTATGACGATGACGACCATATCACAATCGGCTACTACCATTTTCGGGGATGCGGCTGGTTTGAAATGGAACTTTACCTGCCTACATTACCTGTCCCAAAAACAAGATGCCTAAAATTCTCGATCAGTTCGTTAAGGACGAAAAATGCGAGGAAAAGGTCGGCAAATTGCTGGGTTTTTGGGAGCGGCAACGCGATAAATACGAGTTTGACCGCAAGAATGCGGCAGATGCGTATGTAAATCTCTCAACTGAGGTTAGCGATCTGCAAACCGTTGCCAGCACCAAAAAGCACCCTGTCGGCACTCGCCTGACAAAAGTCGAATTGCAGGATGCAAAAAAGCGGCTTGCAGACAAGAAAGCTCTCAAAAAACGCGCCTACGATGCTCTGAAATACAGCTATGACCGTAAGACCCGGCTGGACTTCTTCATCGAGATGCTAAAGTGTCACCCTAAATTGCAATGGATATTTTCTGAGGAGGTACAGAAATGAAAGTTGATAAAAACAGCCCTTTGGGCAAAATGCTCTTGAAAATGGCCGCTGAACGCAATCCGAAACTGCGCAGGGCCATCCGCGATGGTGAGGTTGAGGGCGTGAATATTATCGCCCTCGGCGCACCCGATGACAAGATCAAGGAGCTGCTGGATTTTCTCGCCGATGGTGAGTATGACTGTGAGAACTGTGAAAACCGCGATAAGTGCGAAGATACCAAGATGGCTACACCCAACGAGAGCGAGGACGCCAATGATAAGAGCAGCGTTCTGGATGGCCTGCGCGAACTCGCCTACGATGATGATGTCCCGGAGGGTGTTGCCATGCCCGCGCGTATCGTGCTGCTTGCTAACGACCTCTTTGAAATCCTCAATGAGATGCCGCCTCTGATTGCACCTAAAAAGGATACGCCTTATACCGTTCGCCGCGCTGAGATGCTGGGGGCAATCAAAGATGCACTGCTCGGTGCAAAAGCGGAAATTTTGGCTGTCCTGAGCCGTTATCCCGAATTTGCTGAAAGCATCGATAAATACTTCGATGATAACGGTGAAGAAGAATATACCACTGAATAAGAAAGGAAATGTGCCATGTATAACAACGATGCACAGAGATGTTTGACCGGCGAGGTTCGCCTGTCCTACGCCAACCTCGACAAGCCCCGTCAGCCGCAGGGCGGTGTGGGCGATGCCAAGTACAGCGCCACCTTGCTGATTCCTAAGACCGACACCGCCACTATCGCTGACTTCCGCGCCGCTATTCAGGCGGCAGCGCAGATCGGCGCGGGGACGCTGTGGGGCGGTATCATCCCGCCGAATCTGGATTCCATCATCCATGATGGTGACGGTGTTCGCCCCAGCGGCATCCCGTTTGGTGATGAGTGTCACGGTTGCTGGGTCATCACGGCCAGCTCCAAAAACAAGCCGCAGGTCGTCGGTCAGGACAACATCAATGTCGAACTGGCCCCGCAGGACATCTACAGCGGTATGTACGCCCGTGTGACTGTCCGATTCTATCCCTTTAACACCGCTGGCAAGCGCGGCGTTGGTTGTGGGCTGGGCAATGTGATGAAAACCCGTGACGGTGAGCCGCTGTCTGGCGGTGCATCTGCCGCATCTGATTTCGCCGGTGTCGGCAATGCCGTGGCTCCTGCCGCTGCTCCTATGCAGCAGGGCTGGCCGCAGGCAAACCCTATGCCGACTGCCGCTCCGGCTGCGCCCGCGTACCAGCAGCCTTACTCCGCGCCTGCCGCGAACCCGGCACCATGGAACGGCGCTACACAGATGTATCCCACTGGCGGCGCTGTGAATCCGCTTACCGGGAATCCGATGTAATCGAAACACTCCCTTGCAGGGTGCGTGACGCCCTGTTCGACCCAGCTACCACGCTTTTCGGCAGGGTACTGGTAATTAAATAACCATCCACCTCTTTCTATACCGGGAGGGGCTACGGCCCCTCCTCTCATATACTCGGATAGCTCAATGGCAGAGCAAGCGCGCGATGTCGGTTCAACTCCGGCTCCGGGGCAGAAATCAAGAGGAAATTCAAGCCCGTACATAAAGGAAAGGAATCTACAAATGAGCTTTGTAACTTTGCGTAAAACCGTCTGCACCGATATTGACATCGGTACTGCCCTGAAAGAAATCACTTCCAACCCGCATATTGGCGATGCACTGGCCTTTGACCTGCTGGATGGCCGTCACATTGAGTGTGCCGTCACTGACATCGACGATAAGGCCATCCGCTTTGATTCTGTGGATTGCCTCGGTGACGACATGACTTACGGCAAGGTCAAAAAATGGCTTGACCGCATCGATCATCTGATGCCCGATGAACTGCGCAAGGCTATCGTCGATACCGAACGCAAGCACACCATCGACGGCAAAAAGGTATGCCGCCTTGAGCGCTTATTTCTGCCCGCCGCGTCTGAACTGTTCAGCGGGGATGCTGTTCTCGGCGACGACGGGCTGTACAAGCAGATGGATTGGTACAAAGATCGCCGCCATCGCATGAAGATGGACGAACACGGCGGTGATTCAACTGCCTATTGGACATCTTCTCAGCGCTCCGGCAACTCCTCCCTCTTCTGCGATGTGACCAGCAACGGCAATGCGAACCGCAGCCTCGCCTCCAGCACATGGCTGTCCGCGCCCGTCTGCTTCCGTATCCGTAAATCGTAATTATCCCCGCGCCCCTTGTGGGCGCGGTCTACGCGGATTCCCTTATAAATAAGGAAAGGAAATGCCCAAATGAAAACCAGATTTGACAGCGTCGAGATTTGGCGCACAAACAATGATACGGCTGTAAGTATCAAGGAACTGGAAACCTCGCACCTTATGAACATTGTACGGATGCTCTTGCGCCGCCCCGAAACCGTGCAGACGATGCTCGTCTGCGATATTGAGCGCCAGACCCGCAATGTTTGGAGAGCGAATGATCTTGTTGACGAAGATGCCGTCGCATCTATCCACAATGCCACATCCATGACGCCCCGCGAGGTCGTCCAATGGGTACAGGACACCCCCCTGTTCAACACCATCGTCTTTACCCTTGAAGGGCGTGGGGTCAACACATCCGTGCTGATTGGCTCTGTTCTGGCTGAACTCGGATATGAGGAGAACGGCCATGAGTGAACAGCTACACCATCTGAGTATCGACCTTGAGACTTACAGCACCGTCAGCATCGGCGCGGCGGGGTCATACCGATATATCCTCGACCCGTCTTTTGAGATTCTGCTTTTCGCGTACAGTCTCGACGGGAT